AAGTGGGCGACGCCGGCAGTGACCAGCGTTTTCGGGCGCACGGGCGCGGTGGTGTTGACCACGGCGGATATCACGGCGGCGGGTGGCGTGGCGGCCACGCGCCAGATTCTGACTGGCACCGGCCTCACCGGCGGCGGTGACTTGACCGCGGATCGCACCTTGTCGGTGGTGGCCGATACCACGGTGCAGCAGTGCCGCATCTCTCTTGCCGGTGCGCTTGTCGGCACGCGCCGGGAGCTGAACTTCATTCAGGGCGCCGGCATCACGCTGACCGTGGCAGATAACTCGGGCAGCAATCGCGTGGATGTGACCGTTACGGCGACGGGCGGTGCTGCGCAGAGTCCGTGGGTGAGCAACATCGATGGCGGCAACTTCAACCTCTCGAATGTCGCAAAGATTGGGATTGGAACTTCTAACCCCCTGCAACTGCTCCATATCAACGGCTATAACGCCAACAACCAAACGGGCGTACTTTTCACCAACCCTTTCACCGGGACTGCCTCGGGCAATGGATTGCTTGTTGGCACTGACAATTCAGGGGCTGCTTACTTTTACAATTACACCAACTCTCCCATTGCTATTGCGACCAATGGCGCAGAGCGCATGCGAATCACAGCGACGGGCCTCGTGGGCGTCGGGACGAGTAGCCCCACCGCAACTCTAACCGTAGAAAATACCAGTCAATCGGCAACAGCAAATCCAGGAAACGCTGCGCTCAAGATCTATGCCACAGACACGGGAGCTGCGAATCCTGAGTTTCTGAATGTCGGCTATGATCCAGCATTGCATGCTGGTTATTTGCAGCCTATCAAGACTGGCAGTGGAGGAAACTATCAAAACTTACTATTGAATCCAAATGGTGGCAATCTTGGCATCGGGGTGACGACTAGCCCCAGCAAACTCTTGACCGTGGCGCAAACTAGTGCTACTGCATATAACCCCGGCAGTGCTGCTACCTGGGCCAACGTGCTGGTTGAGAATCACACCAACATAGTGAATTCCGCCACTGGCATTGGCTTTACCGTCACCGCAACTTACCCCGGCAATGACACGGTGGCAGCGGGAATGGCGGCTGTTTTGATTAGCAGTTCGGTGGATACGCAACTCGACCTCGCGTTCATCACTCGGCCTTCTGGGGTAGCATCAGCGGAGCGCATGCGGATCACCTCGGCGGGCAATGTCGGCATCGGGACCGCCACTCCCTCCAAGATCTTCACCGTTCATTCGGGGTCGAATCTGAGCCTGGGAATCAGCCAGGGGCCAACCGTATCGAACTCCGTTAGCATTGAAGCCCTGAACGATGCAGCAACCGCCAACGTCAATTTAGAAATCCGCAGCTTGGCCACCGTTTTCGCGATAGGCCCGGTTGGCATCGGCAATGTCTCTCCGCAGGCTCCGCTCCACATATCAGGCCCAGCGACTTACAACGGTCCATTCCAATCATCGGGCCAACTCTTCGTGCAGAATGGCTCGGCTCAGTCTGGATGGGCGGGGGTCGCCATTGGCTATGACGGTTCCCTCGGGACCAATGGGTCGGGATTCATTCAGGCGGCCAAGTCTGGAACGGCTTACACCCCTCTGCTTCTGAGCCCAAATGGCGGCAACGTGGGTGTCAACACTGGAACCACATCACCCGTTGCGCCCCTTATGGTTGCTGGAGCTGGAAACAACCCGTCACTGTCAAGCGATACGTCCCTTCTTTTGATTCATACGAGCGGCGCAGTTCAACTCGCAATTGGGGGTATTGTTGGTGGTAGTTATGCCTTGTGGTTACAGGGAAAATATGCAGGCAACAATGGTCAGGCATGGCCTATCGCGCTCAATCCGCTGGGTGGCAATGTTGGCATCGGGACGACGACTCCTGCATATCCGTTGGATATTAGTGGCAACCTGCATTGCTCCTCGAAGGGCAGTCTTTTCGGAGGTTCCACTGGCCCCATCACCGCGCCAGCCAACACGGATGCCAATATTCTCCTCGTCAATCTAAGTTCTACGAACTGGGCCGGAATCGGAGTCGATGTGAACGGGAGCATGTGGTTCCGCACGGGGTTGAGCGGAACACCCGATCCGCGTCTGGTGGTGAGCAACGGCGGCGGTGTGGGCGTCGGCATTACCAACCCGGTCTACTCGTTCCAGGTGGGCTCGGATTCCTGCGCCAAGCCAGGATCGAATGTCTGGACGGTAGCGTCCGACTTGCGGCTGAAGCGCAACCTTCAACCCTATACAGAAGGGCTGGAAACGTTGGTCAAGTTGCGCCCTACGACTTTCGAGTACAACGGCGAAAACGAGATGCCGGAAGGTCTGAAGAGTGTTGGGCTGGTGGCGCAGGAGGCCGCCGAAATTATCCCGGCGTGTGTTAGTAAGGCGCCCGGCTATATCGCGGGTGAGGAAACGGAAGTTCTTCACCTGAATACCGGAGCACTGACATGGATGATGGTCAATGCTTTGCGCCAGATCGATGAACGACTAAGCCGCTTAGAGGGGAAGCTATGACTTACGAAGAAAGTGCCGCCTTAATGACCGATTTTGCTTTTCGAGGCCGGGTGAAGGTGGCGTGTCTGAAATACGCCGATAGCATTGTCGGCGAGCCTACCAATACGCCTGCCCACAATACCCGCTTGCGTTGGGCGGCGAATACGATGCAGCAACCGGATCAGACCGCGATGCAGGTGCAGCCGCCTACCGTCATGGATGCCGCGGTCCATACCGATGGCGCCGATATTACCGATGTGGCCTTTCAAGGCTCCGTCGAAACTACCGTCAACAAAATGCTGTAGAGGAGAGAAACCGGATGCTTTTGTCTTTAGACCACCAACAACGGTTGAACCTGATTGCGCTCATGGGTGCGCAGCGCGCCAACGTCGCCGAGATGCGGATGTTCTGGGCGATTCAGGACCGCCTGGCGCTGAATGACGAGGAGAAGGAAAAGATCCAATACCGGATCGCCATGCAGGAGGGTATCGAGGTTCCGAGCTGGAACCGGGAGCTGCGCCTGGAATTCAAAGAATTTGAAGTAAGCGAGGCCGAGGGCCAGCGCCTGCGCCGCGTGATCGAGGAGTGGCCGCACTTCCTGACCCAGGTGGATCGGCTCTGGATCGTGCCCCTGCTCGACCAGCTGCCGCAGGCGGCGACGCAGCCGGCGCAGCAGGCAACGATTCGGATGTAAGGAACGCCGTGATCCAGAAGATTGACTTCAAGCCGGGTATCATTCGCGAGACAACCGAGTACGCCAATTCGGGCGGCTGGTTCGACGCGGACAAGGTGCGCTTCCGCGCCGGCTTTCCCGAGAAGATCGGCGGCTGGCAGGCCGTGACCAAGAATCCCTTTGTGGGGACTTGCCGCGCTCTACACCAGTGGTCCAGCATCGAATTTGACCGCTATGTCTCGCTCGGCACCGATGAGAAGTTATACATCCTCTGGGGCAATACTTATTACGACCTCACGCCGATCCGCACCACGATCAACGTGTCTGCGAATGGCCTGGTGAGCGACACGGCGCCCTACACGATTCGGGTGAATGCGCCCCTGCACGGCATGGTCAGTCCCGGCGACTGGTTCACGATCAGCGGGGTGACCGGGTTTGTGGACCTGATCCCGGCGTCGCAGATCAACGGGGAGTGTACGGTCAAGAGCATCATCGATGCCAACTGGTTCACCTTTGACGCCGTAGGCAGTCGCGCCTTGACCGAGGTGGGCATCGCCGGTGGCGGCTCCTCGATGGTGGTCGTCTTTCAGCTGCCGATTGGTCTAGAGAGCGCGGTGGTGGGCACCGGCTGGGGGATTCCGCCCTGGAGCGGCGACACCCGGCCCATTCCCTTGCCCTCCGCGCAGCAGGCCGGCTGGGGCGTCTCCTTCGACCCGCGCCTGCTCAATCCGGTGGGTTACGACGTAAACCAGATCCGGCTCTGGGACATGGACAACTTCGGCGAGGACCTGGTGGCCAAAGTGCGCCATGGCGCGATCTACTACTGGCACCAGGCGACGGGTGTTTCGGCGCGCGCCCTGCCGCTCAACCAGGCGGTCAATGTGGGCGGGATCGACTTCACGCCCAACATGGTGCCCAACACCGCGAACCAGATCCTGGTGTCGCCCAATGACCGGCACCTGATCGCCATGGGCTGCGAGGACGTGGGCGCGACGGTGGCTGATCCGCTCCTGGTGCGCTGGAGCAATGAGGAGGACGCCTACGACTGGGAGCCGCGGCGCGACAACTCCGCCGGCGGGCAGCGGCTCTCCGCGGGCAGCTACATCATCAACGGACTGCGCACCCGCCAGGAGATCCTGATCTGGACCGACCTGGGCCTGTGGAGCATGAAATATATCGGGGCGCCCTACATCTTCGGTTTCGACATCGTGGCCGAGGGGTTGAGCATTATCGGTCCCAACGCCGCGATCAACGCCGGCAACATGCTTTTCTGGATGGACCGCGGAATCTTCCTGGCCTACACCGGCCAGGTCCAGGAGCTGCCCTGCCCGGTGAAGGATTTCGTCTTCTCCAATCTCAACTACGTCCAGCAATACAAGGTCTGCGCTGGCCACAACCATGCCTTCAGCGAGGTGATCTGGTTCTACCCGACGGCGGACTCCGATGAAGTCAACCGTTACGTGCTCTACAACTACGTGGACCAGGTCTGGTCCATCGGCCAGCTGGAGCGCACCGCCTGGCTGGATATGGGCCGCTCCACCTACCCGATTGCGGCTTCGGCCATCGAGAGCAAGCTGTACTACCACGAGCTGGGCACCGACGCGGATGGTTCCGCGCTGCCGGCCTGGATCGAGTCGAGCGATCTCGACCAGGGCGGCGGTGACCATTTTCTCTTCTTGGGCCGCCTAATCCCCGATGTGCAGTTCCGCGGTTCGAGCCAGACGCAGACGGTGGGCATTACCGTTCTCAAGCGCAATGCGGCGCTTGGCACCAAGGATGTGGCGGCGCAAATTACGGTGACGCCGAATAGCGGGCAGATGTTTACGCGCGTGCGGGGGCGTCAGCTCTCGGTGCGCGTGGAAAGTACCGCCCTCGGCGTGGGCTGGCGCCTGGGCACGCTGCGCGGCGATCTGCAGGTGGACGGCAAGAGGTAATTATGGCGCGCCAGGTTCGACAGACACTTCCCGATCCGCCTCCCGAGTACAACCAGGAGTACATCGCCGCCCTCGCCCGCAGCGTCAACAATTACATGGGCCAGGCGCAGGCCTTGGGCGAGGTGATCGCCGGGCGGTTCATCATGACCGACCCGCTGCTCATCCCGGGCGACGTGCCGGACACTACCGGGCTCCCGGTGGGTATGCTGTACCTGAAAACGCTGGCCTCGGGCGAAAAGGTTTTGAGCTTGGTTTTGGTAGGAGATCCGTAATATGTTCAATCCGATCCGCAATATCGAAAAGCATCCCGGCGCGGGCGGTCCC